AAGAGAACCCGCTTCCCACACTGGGTACAGGTGCAAACCGATGGCGTTGCTGCTAGGCACGACAGCACCGGAGATGATGTTGTTTCCATAAAGAAGAGAACCAGCAACTGGTTCACGAATGCCATCAATGTCCACCGGAGGTGCAGCAATGAAGGCGATGATGAAGCAAGTGGTGGCTGCAAGGAGACACGGAATCATCAGTGTCCCGAACCACCCGACATAAAGACGGTTGTTAGTAGAAGTTACCCAGGAACAAAACTCTTCCCAGGCACTATTTCTACGTGAAGAAATAATTGTAGATGCCATTTAAATAAATACAAGTAACCTCCCACCCACCTCAATAGTTACTTAGAAGTTGTACTTAGCTCCAGCCTTCACGCCGTAGCTGTTAGTACCACCAGTCAGAAAGCTGAGTTCTCCGTATGCACTGAGTGCGTCAGACACGGGAACAGAACCACCGACCTTACCGGACAGTTCAATCTCGGTGTCGCCTGCTTCAGGCAGCACGAGAGCAGGTCCAGCTTGGACATACCAGTTGTCACCTTCAAACCCAGCATGGGTTTCAATAGAAGAAGAGGAATGGTCAGAGCCAGCGAAGCCCGAGTTCGACTCAACGTTCACATAGGGGCCAGCCACAGCAGCAGTGCCAAGGCCGAGGAGGATACCAGTTGCGATAATAGATTTCATTTTAAAAATTAGTTAAGGTGGATTTCTTGTTCGTCTTCAATACAGAAGGTTGAATGTTCGATCACTGCAATTTCGTGATCATGCGTGTGGTCAGTACCAGTGACATGAGCACTAGCAACAGGTGCAAAAAGAAGTGCACCAATTAAAAGAAGTTTCACTTATTTTTTTTTTGCAGTTTTTGCGGCGCGTTTAAAGTTCTTTGCCGTAGGTGCGCCAGCAGACCCAGGCTTTCTCATTTTCTCTCCACTGCCAGCAGCGATACGCTTGCGCTTAGCGTGGATGTTTGCATAAAGACCTTGCTTAGCCATAATCTTTAAACCTACATTTCGTGTACTACTTTTTTTTACCACCGTTTTTGACTCCCTTTTTTTTTCCAGGTGGGCGTCCTTTTTTAGTTCCGTATGTTCCAGGTCCGTAAGGCATTAGAAAACTCCAGGGATTAGTTGTCCAGTCATTGCGTATGCGCCAATAGCTGCGATGACGCCAAGCATTGCAAGGCGGCCATTCAGCATCTCAGCTTTTTCGTTGTGTGTCACGGTTACTTCTTCGGTATACATTCGTGGTTCTTTGGCCCAAATTTGTGTGTCGTTCATTAAAAGAAATTGTCAGATCGATCTAGCTTTTCAATAATCTCCTGACGATATGCAGGGTCATTGTCGTAACGAGGATCGGTCATTGCAGCCACAACTTCTTGTTGGCTACGGAAACGATCACCACTAGTAGACGGTGCTTTACCAGTAATCATTTGTCCATCACTTCCGTTCTGTGCTTCGTACATTGCGTTGAGTCCAGCGACTGCAAGTTCAATTGCTTTAGCATTACCAGACTCAACCAATGAATCGAATGCATCAATAGATGATTTATCTAGGTTTTCACCAGCCCATCCAACCAATGCATCGTACTGTTCATCACCACCAACAGTCTGTTTGATAGATTGAACTTGACGATCATCTAAAGCAACACCTTGACCTTGAGGTTGATTGGCTTGCGAATTAATATATGCAGCAATCAACTCTTCACTAGACATAGAGGTGAGTTGCTTCATTGTTTCGTCAGACAACTCACCTTTCTCACCATACTCAGATGCTGCTGCATTAAGATAGTCACTAGGTGAAGACTCAGAAGGTTCCTCTTCGACAGTCTCCTCTTCAGCAGACCTGTCACCCAACATCTTCTGTGCTTCAAGGTAACCTTTTTCTAGGTCTTGAACACTTTTATATTTACCAGCAAGCAGTTGATCTTCAGCGGCTTGCATCTCTTCGCCAATAGCAAGTGACTCTTGCTCATCAGCATTTAGTACTGGAGCATCTGCCTCAGCCTCATTCATTGAAAAGGTATTAGTCATCTTGTGGTGGTAGTTGTTGTTCTTGTTGTTCTTGTTGTGGTTGTTTAGATGGATCCATCATTGGTGCACTAGCTAGCTGACCAGCCTGATCCACAAGGGACTGTTGCTGTGCCATCTGCTGTTGCTGTTGCATCTCCTGCTGGATCTGTTCTTCACGTTTGATCAATCCCAGGTAATCAATACCTTGTGAAGCAGCTAGTCGTTTAATTGCTTCAGTTGGATCGATGTACTTCATCAATGCTTCAGGACCAAGTGTCTGAGCAATGGTTGAGATAAACGTTGTCAAACTTTCGCGGTCCTGACCACGACCTAAAGCATTAACACCAGCGACAATAGTAGGGCTGACAAATTCTTTAGGGATCTTTGGTAGCTGTCCATTACGTTGCAGAACCATCATGATTCTGTTCAAGTAAGGAACAAGGAACTCGACAGTCAAAAGACTGAAGAGGCCACCGAGTTGTTGTTCAAGTTCAAGTTGTGTAAGGCGTACTTCTTCAGCAGTAGTTCTTTCTGACTGTCGGATGTTCAGCTGTAAGAACGCCTCTCCAATCCTTCGCTCAAGTTGTTGAGCAAGGTTGGCAGCCGTAGCAAAGTCAGCTGTCTTGCCACCAGTAGTGACGACAGTGACATCCTCTTGCCTGCCTTGGATGATTGCACCGTTACCAGCCTGAGCCAATGTCTGAGGCTTAGTGGTAGCCGACGGGCTTACAAGGAATACAACCTTAGCCGCCGCAGCTGAACCTTCGACCAGGGCCTGGCTGAGTGCTTCAAGGCTACGGAAATCTCCAAGGAATTCTTCGACACGACCACGACCATAGTCCTCACCATCGCAGGTGTTGAACCTAAGTACGAGCCATGGGCTTGAGTTTTTAGGAGCAGTACTTTTCGTACCGTCCATAACTTTACCCATGCATTCTTGATGCCAACGCCAACGACCATTGTCTAGCTTGACGTGTGTATAGACATCTACCTCATCAGCATGTTGTGAACTTTCGTCCTGAACATTGCCTGGTGTAGGCTCAAACTTCTTCATGTCAAGAAGTTCTTTACTGACTGATTCTTTGGTGACGATCTCTAACACCTCACCATTGCCATCACGGTTAACGACATAGCGGTTAAGTGGATAGTGCTTCAGACCATCCTTACCCATGAAGATTAGTGCATTACCACTAACGATCAGATGCTTGAGTGCTTGATGCACTACCACACGATCATTAGAAGCAGCAATTGATTCCATGATGGTTCGTTCCATCTTGGAAAAAGACAGGTCAAGTTCACTTTTAATTTCAGGAGTGATCTCTTCACCCAGTTTGTCTTCTCTAATTTGTAACTTAAAGAAGGTGGTCTGCGGAGGTAGCAATGCAAGCATTAGCTTGGCAGCCAGTGTCACCACCGCTTTACTACCCACCGATTGCCACGGTGTCACAATTACCTTATGGTTTCTTGCCTCGTCATCACGTGAGATGAGATAAGGCAGTGTAAGTTTAGAGCACTCTACAGCTGTGTCTAAGAATTGATGTCGGTTAGAACTTAGTTTGCTGTACCTTTCTCGTGCGGTACTCATGCGTTAATACCTCCTTTTGAATCCCCACTATTTAGAGGAATCAAAAGTGAAGCAGCATCACGCTTAGCAACTTTATTCGTATCACGAAGACTCTTGGCTCCGTAAGATACTGGCTTTTTCTTTTCAGCCTCAACACGTCTAGGGTCAAGCTTAGAAGTTTTTGCAATTTCCAGCGGTTTCTGCGGTGGCATTGCTGCCATTTTGTTTGGCTGGGGAGTAGGTTGGTTGTTATTAAAACACATTAGTTTTCTATTCGTGTGATTAACCACTCCACGACTGAACGTTGTCCAGCTCGATACATGATCTGACGTTCGGTCCAGTCTGGTGTAGGAGTAACGGGTGGATAGAATTCATTTAACTCTTCGATAATTGATCGAAGTTCTGGGCCAAAGATTGGCTCAAGCGTATTGGGGTAGATTGACATTGCTGTGCTCAAAGAAAGCAGGCATCCGAGCTGCTTTGGTGAAGGAAAGTTCAGGTGCTTTACCCTGATACATCAGGTTGTCGCTCTGATCTAGCCAAAATTTTTTCGACAGTTTTCTTTCGGTATCTTTGTACTTCAGAGGCTGCATCACCCAGTTGATCGTTGCCTTTCTCAGTTTGTCCAAGGATGGTGACGCTTCAAGCCCCAGCTCCTTGCATACGAGGCTGTTGGTTGCCACGTGTATTTGTTCATCTCTGGAGATGTCCGCAGAGACTGTTCGCATACCACTGTCACCAACAGCTCTAAAGAACGGGAGTAGTACAAAGAAAATTGCACGCTCGGCAACCATCGCCTTGGTGATCGTGTGATCAGGATGCGCAATCCAAGCCTGTTGTAACGCCAAGGCTTCTTTTTCAGCTTGTGGGTCAACGCCATAAGCATTGGCGATGTAACCGAGTGCCACGTCGTGGTTCTCTTCATCCCGTACATTTGAGAGCAGTATGTCTCGGGCGAGTGGCGGTACATCAGTGGCCAAAGCATCAGTAATAAAGTCTCCAACGGGTAGTTCCATGTGGCGTAGTGCCAAGGCACGGTAGATAGTCTCTTCCGCACCTTCCAACACTGGGCCTGCTTCTGTTTGGACTGGTGTCCATTTGCGCTTACGCGCCATTAACTTTTCATAAGGGTTCATTCTTGACAATCACATTCGGGTTCATTATTTAAAAGTGACGCAAGATAGTCATCGAGTTCTTCTTCATCTAGAGCTGCATAAGCATTCGACTTATCTTGCACGTCCCCCATCACTTGAAGTGAATAATAGAGACTTGTTTGCGGAGACCTGAGCCACTCTTCGATAAAGGCGTTGTCGTAAGTAACAACATCACTCCAACTGTTGAAGCTATACCCATGAAGAAGTCCTGTGTCGCTAAGCATCGTCATCAGACCGTCAGCCACACGCTTGTAAGCGTCCCAGCCAACCTCTGATGCGATCTCAACGTCACCGTAATCATATGTTTGTACCCCGAACGTGCCGCTGTCACGGTCCACTGTCCGGCTGATAGGTGGTGCAATCTCTGGGGTTGCAGTAAACCCATCTAGGTCTTTGCTCCTGTAACTGCAGCTAGCAGTCGGTGCAATAGCAAAGGCTCGCACCATGTTGTGGCTACGTGCAATAGCAGCAGATTCTGTAATACCAGTCTTGAACTGACTAGCCAAAGCAAAGGCAGGTGTCTGTACGACATCACCACCGTTTACTTGATCCAGTGCAATACCAAACTGTTCGTACGTTATTCCGTACCGCCGTAGGAGGTTGGCGAGTCCGAGCATTCCGAGGCCAACCTGTCTGTCTGTGACGCTTGGGAGATATTCTCCTGAAGCGCCGACACCAGTTCGACCATGTAGTGAGCACAGTTCTTGCATCCCTTCACGGAAAGCTCTTGGAATGTTGTCAAATTCACAGGCAGAGAGATTGACATGCTGCAAGAGGCACGTTCCTCTGGAAGGCAAGTACACCTCAAGACAAACGTTCCCATAGATTCGATTTCCTTGTAGATCATGACGGATTTTGTTTAACCAGATGTCACCAGATTTGATTCCAAACAGCAGTTCTTCTTTGAACTCGCATGCTTCCCACATCTCTGGTGTGATATTGATGCAGCGTTTAACCCAAGGAAATTCACTACGTGGTGTAGTAATGAACTCCAAAGCGTCGGGATGATCCGCCGAAATATGCAGAACGCAAGCACCATTGCGGTACGTTCCGCCTCTACGAAGTATCTCGTTCAGTGTTGAATAGATCCGTCCGAATGAGACTGGACCTGATGCAACGAGGACATCATTTCCCTTACGAGATTCAGTTCCTTTGGGTCGTAACTTTGACAGGTGGATAGCGCAACCCGCTCCATTTCTAAGAGCATGTGACGCAAATCTCCAGCTCGCCTCGATTCCATTTGGTCCCTCCATTGAGTCTTCAACTACGAAGACAGTGCATGAGACTGGAAGCCGTGACTCAGGGTTATCGAGCCACGATTGTACACGTCCAGTACGTGAGATAAGTGATGCGGTCATTATTAAACTAGGTCTGTAAGTGTGGGTGGTTTGTAGTTAGGTCCCTTCAGTACCTTGCCGTCTGCTCTGTAGATAGGTTTGCCATCTTCACCAAGCTTGGACATGTTTGAGTTGTACACACGACGCATGGCCTCATCAAGATCCCACTCCTGTGATGCAGCCATTTGGTAGCAAACGAATACAAGATCCGCCAGCTCTTTCAACTGATCACACTCATCTTCAAAGTAAAAAGCTTCGTGGAACTCACTCCACTCTTCATCAATCAATGCCTTTTGAATCTTGCGTGCTTCTTTACCAGTCTGATCGAGGGAATATGCTTGTCGGAACCTGTCCGCTTGATCCATCAAGCTCTGACTCTGCATATGTGTGCTGTAGCTCATTTTGTAAATAGTGGATTGCTTTTTTTAGATCTGCTTCTTTGCTGTCCTTCCAACCAGCACGGACGATGTACTTAACAGCACAGCCCAGGTGGTAGTTCAGCTCTTGGTCTCTGATGAAGTCCCAGCATTCGATGGAACCTCTGGTGTAGTACGGGGGTGAACTGGCCATTCTTTAACTAGGTTTGATACGGTATTACAAAGAACAAAGTTCTGATGTTGTAAGGAAGTAAGGATAGTGATGAGATCTTCTTTGTCTGCTTGAGGTAGTAGATCATCAAGCCTTCTCATCTTGAACTGTTGTTCCATAGTCAACTCGGTAACCGGGGGTGGGGGTCCAAGGAATGACTCTTCTATTAATCGGGTCATAGTCTTTACAGGTAAGGATGCGAGCAAGTCGTGCATTCAGCAGTGCGACATCCTCATCGAGTTCTTTCTCGGCAAAGGCATCAACCACTGTCTCCCATGAATATCCATTCTCTTCGAACAAACTGACAGCACGCTTGACTCCGTAGCCAGGCACGCCTGAGTAGCCATCGGTCTGATCCCCTGCGATTGTCTGAATTAGATGCCATCGAGCACCTTCTACAGGGTCAATCAGCGTTGTCTCTTTCATGTCGTAGAGCCTGCCAGGGATTTGACGTAGGTCTTTGTCCGGCGAGCAGATGATGTTGCCTGGATGAGCTGTGGCGTAGATGCCCATAGCATCGTCAGCTTCTAGTTCGTCCATCATCTCTACTTGGTACTGTTTACCAAGCTCTCTGATGACACGTTTGTATCCGCAGGGCTTCTTTCTATTTCGATGGCCTTTGTATTCCGGGTAAATTTTTTTCCTGAAATTTAAAGAGTCACTGAAGAACAGCACCACTTCTGGTGTGTCCCACATGAACTGTGCTTGGATCTTTGTCAGGTCCCTGCAGACATTCTTGTAAGCCTCAGAAAACTTACTGGTCACAGTGATTACATCACCGCCCCAATCAATCTCGTCTTCAGCTCCAGCGCAACCTTTGTAAACAATGTAGTCAGCATCAATCAGAAGTTTCACGTTGCTTCTCCTGATACCACGCAAGAAACTCATCACACTTTTCTCGGCGTCGTTCACCGAGATATGGATAGAAGTCAGAAACGATTTTAAAAATTAGATCACGTTTACCTGTTCTAGTAGTGAAGCATTGCTTGTAATGTTCAGGCTGGGAAAAGTTGAATGATTTAACTGTAAGGTCGTAAATACTCGCGAAGTGCATAATGACATCAACATCTGTCATTGCTACAATTAATCTCCATTTGTCTCCATCTTTGGATAGACAACCTTCGCCTTCAAACAAACCAGCAGCCCAGGCCACTTCGTTTTCATCAATGTACTTCTGCCCAATTTCTTCCCTGCTTTGCTTCAGCCGCGATTGGGATTCGGAGGTTGTAGTACTCTCCAGCCTCTGCTGCTGAATATACCAAGGATGCACAAAGATCTTCTGCGTGCTCTGGGGCACACTCGTACTGTAATTCATCATGTATAAATGCAAGCTGTGATGCACACAGCCCGGTGGATTTAATAGTTTCGTTGTTAATAACCATCCAACGCTTTGCTACCACTGCAGCCGCTGACTGCAGAAGATAGTTCAAAGCTTTGTGAGGACTGTCAACTTTGATTGGCCTACCGTCAATACTTAGAAGAAACCCTTTCTCCGTAGCTTTCGTTTTGACTGCTTCCAATAATTGTTCAAGGCCAGGAATAGCTTCGACAAACTTTTTCCTAATTTCCGCACCTTTCTTTTTTGCCTGGGCTTCACTTAGTTGGGCATCAAAAGTGTACCCAAGCTTGGCGTTTCCTCCGCCGTAGGTGAAACAATAGGAAATGGACTTGACTTGTCTCCTAGTAACTTTGAGGGCGTCGGCATTAACTTGGTGAATGTCTCCATTGAGGAGGATATCTGCATAACGCCCGCCATCAAAACGAGCAAGGTAATGAGCGAGCATGCGAAGTT